AGATCCTCTTTGAGCCAGTATAACTCTACCGCCATCCATATCAATACGGATACTATCGGTGGTAACCACCTCACCATGTCTTCCAATGAATATTCCAATTAATTCTCCTGTTGTATCTTCTGGGTGCAATCCCTTTATTAATTCTATTAGTTCTTCTTTTTTCATATTACTACTAGTTCTATAAGTTTAAATGTTCCTAACATTCCAAAGAAAACTACTACTTGTACTATAGTTGCATATATAATAGTTTTCATTGGGTGCATCTCTACAAGTTTTTCTATTATAGAAGGACTTACAGGTGCTAAATTTATAAATTGTAATTCTTTTTGTTTCATACTTTTCTCCAAGTAATTTTTTTCATTGTCTCGCATGTTTCGTATAGAAAAGAAGGTTGTGAATCTATATAAAGTACTCCTGCATAAAAATGATGGTTTGCAGGAGGTCTTGGTATTTCAAATGGAAAAGGTACTTTATTTATCCATATGAGTGTTGCTAAATCTTTCTTTTCTATTTTATTGATTTTATGATATACTAATTTTGCTGTTTTACTTTTTTCATAAACAAAAAACTTTCCGCTAGAATCGACATAAAATCTACCTCGGTGTTTAGTCATTGACGCGAAGTCGTCTAATTTATACTTTAAGTCATAGAGATTTTTATGTGGAGTTTGTAATCTTCTTTCTCCAAGTGTTTCAGCTTGTATATTTTTATCATCTATTACTTGCCCATTACACCAAAGTATACCATCACGACGAATTACTTCATCAGTGTGTACTACATAAATTGGGAATTTAATATCAGATAGCTGCATATACATCATCCCTCATAAGTCTAGTTACTTTTTTATAATTAAATTTTTCTAGCATATATTGTTCTAATTCAGGTTCTCCTTCTGGTATAAATTTACCACTAAATATAAGTCCATTATTTTCTAATACAATGAGTGGTTGAAATTTTTCTATTGTATTTCTTCCACCTTCTAGTGCTTCAATTTCCATTCCTTCAATATCTAACCAGAGTAAATCAAGTCCTTCCATTTTTAGTAGATCAATAGTAGTAAGTACTACTGATCCATTTTCCATTGGTTGTATTTGTGTAGACCCTGTATTTCCTTGTTTTTGTCTTACTAAACTTGCACTTCCTGTTGTTTGTCCAAGACCTGCACAATACATATCTATATTACTTATTTCTCTTTGAGCTATATTTCTAGCAAGACAGTCAAAATTTTCTTGCCAAGGTTCAAAAGTTACTACTTTTTTAAAATATCTAGAAAGTTGTATAGGAAATACTCCTACATGTCCTCCTGCTTGTAAACAATATTCTTTTTTATTACAAGCCTTAAGTACTGTTTCTCCTTTTGTATTCCACTCATATACTATATCATTTAATACTTTTTCTGAGTCTGGAACCCAGTATTCTGAGGGAGAATAAGATTTAAATATTTTCATATTTTTCTCCAAACTTACCCATAGAATAATCATCTCCTACTTCGAAATCACATCCTATTGGACAATTAGGAATAGAAATACCTCTATCTTTTTGAACATTTCTTATAAGTATTTCTAAGTATTCTTCTATTTTATCTTCTTTAACTTCTGCAAGTATAGAGTCATGAACTAATGCAAATATTCTTGCATCTTTGTCGAGTTGTTTCTCTTTTAATTCTTGGTGTGTATCAATAGCCCCAAGTAAATTAACATCAGAAGCAATTGACTGTACTAAGAAATTAATTCCAGAACGTACTTCGTGTGATGCAATTCCTTTATCTGTGGAAAATACATTGGGAAGTCGTCTTTTTCTACCAAAGTGAGAATAAATAAATCCATTATCTTCAATAAATTTTTTCTGATTATCAAGCCATCTTTTTAGCCCTGAGAATTGGTGAAAGTAGTCTTTAATAACTTCTGAAGCTTCAGAGGTACTAAAATACTTGCCACTGTCTTTTGTGACTTGTTCACTAATTTTTTTCGGGCCCGCTCCGTACATTATACCGAATGTTACAGCTTTTGCCATTTGTCTTTGTGTTCCATAGAGTTCTGCAACTTCATCTACTTCGCAAGGTAGATTGAAAACTAACTTAGCAATATTACTATGGAAGTTACCTCCTGATTGGAATACTTCCATAAGTGCTTTATCATTTGCAAGTACAGCAGCACAATAAACTTCTGCTGTTGTTAAGTCCATTGCAACTATCTTATTTCCTTTTGTTGCTTTGATACATCCTTTTACTATTGGATTATCTCGTGGTATCTGTTGCATATTCATTTTTCCACTAGAGGATAATCTTCCTGATGTTGTGCCATGTAGGTTAAAACCTGTACGAAGTCTACTATCTTTATCAAGTTGTGGATATATTTTATCAAGATAAGTAGTTTTAATTTTTACTTTTTGTCTTATATCTAATACTAACTGTGGTACTTCGTGTTCGTCTGCTAATTCTTTGAGAACTTCAGCATCTGTACTTTCTGCTCCTGTTCCTGTTTTCTTTCCTGTAGGTTTTAAGCCTAGAAAATCAAATAGCAAAGCACGAAGTTGCATTGTACTATTTGGATTAAAATCTTTTCCTTGTGAATGTTCAAATTCTTTTACTGCTGGATACTCATATAGTTTTGCAATAGCTTCATCAATTTCTGTTTGCATAAGTACAGAAGATTTTTCTAATCGTTCTTTATCGAAAGGAACTCCAGCATCTTGAACATCTGTTAAAAAACGACAACCTGGTATTAGAATATCTTTATACACTCCGTACAATCTATCATTTTTAACTAACGCATTTTCAAACTTTTGGAAAAGAAGAAAAGTACAAACAGCATCCATTGCTGCGTAGTCTTTCATTATATCAAAAGGAATTGTGTCCCAAGTAAAGCTACCTTTAAGAACTCCATTTCTACGGCAGTATTCATCTATCCAATCATACATTCCTTTTTCATAATCACCATATGGTGTATACTTAAGAGCTAATTGTTTCAATCCATGAGTACCAGGATTTTCATCTAACATATAATGAAGAAGCATAGTATCTTCAAATCTTGGAAAGGTAAATCCAAAATGATATTCAAAGAAAGCTAAGTCAAACTTAGCATTGTGAAATACTACTCTCTTTTTACTAAATAACTGCTGTAGTAATTCTTCGGCTTCTTCATCAATACAATCTGTACTAATGTATGCTCCATGCTCAGGCTCATAAGAAATACTAAGACCAAGCATATAGCCATCACGAGGATAAAGTCCTGTTGTTTCTGAGTCAAGAGATATAAAATCAAAAGGTGCATCTAATGCTTTGTTCAAAAATTCTATTAAATCAGAAGTTTCTGTAATTCCATAGCATTTATCGTTTCCTAATCTTTGTTGTTTTAGTTCGCCTTTAATATATTTTGTAATGTTTGTTGCTGATTCTTCCCATGTTTTCTTTGCTTCTGGTTTAAAAGCTAGCATAGCTGGGTTAATAACTGGTAAAAACTTTTCGTCTACAACTCTTCCGCTATATTCTGTAACGGAGTTTTGTTTTGTATAAAATTTAAGTGCTTCAGATCCTACAAGTATAATCCAATCGTAATCATCTATATTTATATCTATATCACAATCTCGTTTTAATACTTTCTTAATTGTAGGATCAGAGCATAGTGCAAATCTATCAAAATTAAACTCGTTATTAAATAATTGTACAAAGTCCTGTCTACTCGGTTTATTTTCTATGAGGGCTACTTTAGCCATATAAATTCTCCTTTAATTCTTTTACTTTTTGTTTTGTAAGTGATCCTGCATCCCCTAAATTACTTGGTATTTTTATATTTTTATGTAATATTTCTGCTATATCACACATTTCTTGTACTTTGATAGCAGCTTCTTGACCTGCTTCATCTGGATCAAAGAGTAAATCAATACCAGATACTCCTTGCATTTTTAATAATTTTAGTTTATCTATATCAATGTTTCGTGTTCCAAAACAACAAATACTATTTTCTAGTCCTTTGTCATGTAGATTTAATACATCAAATATACCTTCTACTAAAATAACTCGTCCCTTAATAGGGCGGACTTGAGCAGGGAATAGAGGTAGCACTGCTTTAGGGGGATGGATTATGTACTTTGGAACTTCAGTTGGGGACTGAGTTCTGCAGTTAAATGCTACTATTCTACCTGTCAAGTCCTTGATCGGAAAAGAAATTCTATTTGTAAAAGGTTTATCTGGATGAAGAAATGCACTAAACTTTTTATAAGTTTCAGGTTTTATCTCTCTCCAATTACCTACATACGGCATAAAATTCTTTGGCATCTTCAATCCAACAGAAGATGCTCTTTTTTCTTCTATTTTTCTTCTAACTTTTTCTCTGCGTATATCTAATGGATTAGAAGGTGCATTGTAATAATTAAATATATTACCTCGAAAGCCACAAGAAAAACAGTTGTAAACTCCTGTTATTCTATCAATCCTCATACTTGGATTGTTATCATCATGCTCAGGATTTAAGCATGATACTACACAGTCTGCTGGAGACAACTTATAATTTATCTTTCGTTCCTGTAGTAGTTCTTCAACTGTCATTAATTGCTATTTCTTCTTTTCTTGGAGACTTATGTTGCCATTTTAGCATATCTCCGATTTTTTCAAAATGAGTCATTTCTACTCCTGCATCATCAGTTTTATTAACATAATATCTACTTTTCCATACTAATTCTGCCATTTGAAACCAAATTGCTACTATTCTTTCTGCTTCTTTTCTATCAGACCACAAAAAGAATAAATTCCACCAATCTTTTTCAAATTTATATATTTCTATTTTTATATCTTTAAAAGTATATCCTTCTGGGTGTGTTCTTACTAATTCCCATAAAGCTCTTAATCTCTGACTTCCAGCGATTGGGTAATAGTTTGGCATAACTAAAATAGGAGAAAGTATTCCATCTCTTTCTACACTTTCCATAAGTTCATTGTTTAAAGGAACTTTGGGAATATTTTTAGTTACTACTGGTTGATTAAGTAAAAATTTTACTTTTTGAAATTCTACTGTAAAAGGTGGCAGAGGAATACTCTCTGCCAACTCCTTACTAATTCTATCTGCTGCCACGCTGTTTTCTCCATATTCCGCGTCTGCGTCTTTTTTCTATTTCCATTCTAATCATATATGTTCTGATTAATGCAACTATAGTAAATATAAATGTAGTTGTTAATGAAATAAGAAAAGCACTTTGCCAATGCCACTTTTCTATAAATAACCATAATAAAAATGTTTGCAATGGAAAGTTAATTACTAATGCTGCACCTACTTGTATTACTGATTCTTTTAGTGCAAATGCTTCTGTTTTAGTCATTATCTGTCTCCATATCATCAAATAATTTGTTTTCGTGTTCTTGTTCAAATATAGTTCTAAATTCTTCTATTGTTGGTAATGGTATTTTTATTACTCCATTCTGTAAGTTTCGTGCATATTCATTATATGCTTGTTGTAATTGTGCTTCTGTATATAATATCATCTTTGTTGTCTATATAATTTCCACCACTTACGACCTTCGCCATATGCTGCGGATTTAATTTTATTGTAAATCATCTACTCTTTCTCCAGTTTTCATACTAGTTTCTATAGCTTCTCTTTCTTTGGGATTAAGTGCTGACTGAGGTCCAATCTTTAATGTTTCCCAATCAACAACACTTGTAAAACTTTCCATACGATTACTTCTCATTTTTACACAATTAAATGTCATACATTCATCTTGCTGTTCCCAAGTTTCTAAAGCATAGGCAGCATCTGCAGCATCTAATATACCTTTTGCAAATCTAGCCTCTCCACTTGCATCTGTTTGATAAGGTGCAAAGAAGAGAGTTTCATACTCTTGTGCATATAGTTTCATTTTCTTACTTACTTCTATTTGTTCTGTCCAGTCATACTGTCCTGTACGACTAGGGGCATTATGACGTCGAACTTGGTTTAGATAGTCTACTATTACTACTCCTATATCTAATTGATTAATTTTCTTATCTAATTCAGACTGAATTTTAGAGAGTGTAAGAGCTGGATCATAGATTACATCTAGTTGTTTTTCTTTGTGTAAAGGAAGTTTTGTTAATTTCTTATGAAAATCTTCAAAATTATGAGTTTTTTCAAATTCTGGTAATAATTCATGTCCACCATCAAAACGACCTGCCCACCAGCCACCAACTAAATTCCACTCTTCTGCACTTAACATTTTGCTGCGAAGTCGTTTGAGCGGAATACGAGTAGCAATGGAGCATATTCTTTGTAAAATTTGTCTGCTGTCCATCTCTATTGTAAAGTACAAAGCGCTACGCCCTGAGGCATATACATTTGCTGCAAGATTACAACAGGTTAAAGATTTACCAGCACCTCGTCGTCCTCCTACTAGGACTAGATCTCTTGGTGAGAATTGTATTTGTGAATCATACTCACTATTGAGTCCCAAGGGTAAATACCTCGATAGTTCTTTGTCGTCCTCGAATAAAGATATACTTTGCATACTTTCTTCGGGTGGTTTGACATCTACCTTGTCACTTACCCTCAACACTATTTCTTGGAGTTGTTCTATGTTTTCTTCTGCACTAGCCATTGCGACTGTGTTGTCAATATATTTATCAAGTTCATCTAGAATTTCTACTTGTGCATATTCATTCTTTAAATAGTCAAGTAATAGCCAAGCGTCAACCTCGACTTCAACTGATTCGATTGCAAATATTTTTTCTTGAAGGGTTCGATCTCGCACTTCATAACGGAGATCTTCGAATTTGGGGAGATCCTGATAATTATCGATATGTTTATCTAGGATACGGAATATCGGCTGGTACTCGCCAGGTAGGTAATGTTCTTTTAATTTAGACCATGTATCTAAATCTTTTTGAACAATAATTTGTTTTAGTAACGCAGACGCAATATTCAATGAACTCTCCCATAAGTTTTTTAAGCAAAAAAGTGGGGGAACGAATCCCCCACACGAAATTAATTAATAATTAACCGATTTCTTTTTTAGCTGCGCCGTTGTAGTCTGAACATTGTAGACCTCTTCTTGTTAGCATAGTTTTAACACCTCTAACTGTTTTGCCAATTTCGTCAGCAATTTGTTCTACAGTCATTCCAGTGATATCTAAGCCAGCAAGTACGTCTGCTTTGCTTGAACCTTTGGTTTCTCTTTGTTTTGGGATAGAGTTAATCTCACCACTTCTTAATAGAGAAAGAGCTTTACCTCTGATTGAATTAACTGATTTGCCAAGTGCGTCAGCGATATCTTCTACAAAAGATCCACCATTAACCATTTCAACAAATGTTGCTTCTTCTTCAGGAGTGTAAGTTCTAACTGTTTCTACTTTAGGAGCTGGTTTGACATGCTCTGTAAGTTCCATAGAAAGGATTTTTCCTTGAATTGATTTAGCAGAGAACTGTCCACCTTCGAAGTGAGATGCGATCTCAGCATAGGTGTAATTTCCGCTGTTGTCTTGCACAAAAGTTGCAAGTGTTGCTTCTTGTTCGTCTGAGAAAGACTTAGAAGCAGATGCTGAAGCTAATTCAACATCAAAACCCATTTTTCTCAATTTTGAAGAAACTGATCTTGTTGAAGTTTCAAGTTCTTCTGCTGCTGATGCAACTGTTGACTGAGAAATAGGGCTTTCAGAACCTACAAAGTCTACAAGAGCTTGGGTTCTTTCGTCTGTCCATTTTGGTAATGCCATTTTTAAATTTCCTTAATTAAATTTTTTATGTTATTATATATTGTTATTCCCATAGTTTCTGCTTTTCTAGTTTTCGCACTTTCGATGCCACTCTCATTTATTAAAATAGTAACATCTTTGGTCAAATTATCCTTTACAACAAAGCCGTATTTTTCTAGTACTTGTTGTGCGGCTGCTTTTGTCGGATAGCTTTTTAACTTTCCTGATATACAAACTGTTCCCTTAGTGTCAGTCGAACTGACCTGCGCTTGCTTTTTACAAGTAAAAGAAAAGGGTAAGTTATAATATTCATTTGCATGAAAAGTGTTTACTAACCAGTCCACAAGATTCGACGCCGCTTTCTGACCCAGACCTGCCTCTGTGCACGTCTCTAGGGTT